GGAGATGGTATCACCCCAGTTAGCTGGGGTAAGGCACCAAGTATCTTAGGCGCATTTAAGGTATTTAATAATTCTTGAAACGGATTCATTACTAATAATTTCCAAGATTTCTTCCATAATTTTCAAGACTTCTTCTATCTTTTTCTCCCTGGCTATTTTGCATTGATTCAAGTAAATTAGCAAATCCTGTCAGATCATCTGGAGCTTCTCCTAGCATCCCACCAACATTACCTATACCTTGTCCTCCTGGAAAAGCCTGGGCTAAGAACATACCAGGAGCACCTCCGCCAAAAGCCATAGGTGCCTTAGGAGGATTCTTTAAGAAGTCAGGAGGATTCTTTAAGCGAATTTCACCAGGGCGGCCTGCTCCCGTGTTAAGCATATATTGTCCTGCATCAGGATAATATTTAATAGGTGAACTAGGACCCTGATTTTGTGCAAGTGACATTTCTTCCGTCCCAGGACTGAAGGCGTTACCTGCAAATAACCTGCCAATTCGATTATCTGGTGCACCGGGGATATTATCATACCCGCCTATTGGCCTTTGCATTTATTTAATATCAGTTTTGTTTATTCTACCAACCTTTACTCTTCTATCACATCATATCCAGAAGAATCGTTAAGTTTTGACAAGGTTACTCCAGGGCCTTTTAGATTCCATTCAAGGATATCTCCTTCTTCCCAACCTAGTTCTTCTATTACATCTTCTGGAAGAGTAATAAAGAAATCACCTTTGTCATCTTCTTGAATCTCGATTGTGTAATCCATGGTGTTTACTGTTTCTCAATTAGTTTATCAAGCTTACTGTTAATTAGTTTAAAATTATCTTGCATTTGCTGCATCTCTCTTAAGAAATCTACTTTTAAAACATATTCTATTGGTAGCCTGTGATACATCGAGTTGATGTTGCTATCAACGGAATCCATTTGGTTTTCTAAACGATTGATACGTTCATGAAAGCGGCTAAACAATTTATTTACTGCCCATCCTCCGCCTGTACACAAGGGCACCATAAAACCAACAATGACTAGCAGGTAATCTGGTCCCAAGAAATTAGTACCTCTTTCTGTTACCATTATAGGGGTTAGTAATCAAACTGCAGCTTACCTTTTTTCGCAAGTCCAGTAACCAACCACACCAACGCATCAACACAATCATCATGGCTACTTACACCGAAATTAGTGAGTTCCTCAAAGAGATTAGTGAAGTTCCTGTACCGATTAAAGATTATTTTACGTTCTTCAAACATCCCTATAATACCTCTAAACCGTGCCAACTTATCTGCACGGAAACCTTTGACGGGATGCCAAATCAAGTTGTGGAGACCTTCGTCATTAATACAGATCCGTTTAAAATCTGCTTCTAAGGAAGCTTGATATTGAACAGCTTCAGACCAAATATCACAATTGGAATAGGTAGGGAAATAATTATTGCTTTCATCTTTACCAATAATCGACCAATCATTAAGCAATTCTTTCATTGCATCTAATTTTTCTAGATTTCCCATGGCACGTATCCGGCGATAATCAATGATATGTATACGATCATCAATACGTCCCCCTAGTACCATTACGGTGTAATCATTCTTTTCTTTTATCCCTGCTGATAAATCAACACCAATCCCAAGGGTATCAAATTCGGTTGCAATTTCTGCTTTAACGATTAGCTCTGGTGCCAAGGAAAGTTCTCCTTGTCTTACGATTTGATTCATATATTGAAAAGAGAATGCAACTGGAGCTTGCCGTTTCTTTTCTTTTAAGTAATCTAAGGACCACATTTCAGGCCAATAAGAAAGCTCGTCACCTGTTTTTGGATCTGTATGTATTGCAGATAAAACAATCTGTTGCCAATTATTTTGTTCAGTGAATGTTGTTGCATGAATATCGTCATGTCTAAATCTAGTCCCAAGGCAGATAGCACGTCCTCCTTCAAACATAGTTGGTGCGATAACAGCATTCCAATTTTCTTGCATTGATTTACGGATATCTGCATTAGCAATATCAGATGCACTTTTTATACAGTCATCAATCAATACTAGATGTGCTCGTTTAGATGTCACTGAACCTTTTAAACCTGCCGCACATAAGGTAAACATCTCATCACCGATACCATCGATGCCAGCAAACTTATGATCTATTGACCAGTACTCATTACTGGTGACATTCTTTAGTAGACGTACGGTAGGAAAAACCTCTTGATATTTACGACTTTCAATAATACGTTTAATAGAAGCAGATTTAGGACGTGCGATTTCAACAGTATATGAAAGATAAAGAATTTGTAAAGGTTTTTTAGCCATGGTATGTATACCAATAGCCCATGCAGTAAACAAACCTAAAACCGTTGATTTTGCACTCCCGCGAGGACCTAATAGATCGATATTAGCTCCTGCTATTCGTAATAAACAATTGCTATCGATATCAGTAATGAACTGTCTGTGCCAATCTTTATGATGTGCAGCAGGTGGTTTATTTGCTACATACTCACAAAAGAATCCAAAATCTTCTCGTGCTCTTGTTACAAGCTCTAAATTATTAGTTGGTTTAAGAGTATGATTTCTTGCTGCTGCTCTTGCATTTCGCCTATAGGCTAAATGTAAATAAGAAGGCATTACAGAAAATCAACTAGATCAAATATAGCTTAAGATCCGGTCTTTTGTTGTTTATACTTACGTGCTTTTTCTAAAGCTGCTTTACGTTTTTCTTTATCGTTCATGGTAGAGCCATCTTGTTTTTTAGCTTCTTTATTTTTAAAGATTTCTAAAACTTCTGGTGGCATACGTTTTGTAGCCATTTATCTTTCGGTACGACGTAAAAGATCAGCTGCTTCTTCATCAGAAAACCGACCTGACCTTCCTGGTCCCATAGCAATTCCTCCTTTAGCAGGAGTTTTAAACTCTTGTTCTGGTACAGGTTGATTCATTACTTGCCGTCCTTGGGTACTAGGAAAGTACTCAGAAGATGGTTGTTGTTGCATCCGTTGAGATTGATTTACCATGTCATTCATTTGTTGACGTTTCATTGCTTCCAACATAGCTTCCTTCCCGGGAGTATCCCTTTTCCCTTCGGGACCAGAAGTTTGTTTATTAGGGGCTCCCATCAGTGCCTCACTTGCCCTTCCTGGCACGTAAACGATCCATCTTAGCCTTCATATCCTCTTTCTTACCAACAGGCTTCTCAGCGCCTTTAGCGGGCATTGCACCTTTAGCAGTACCTTTAGCGGGAGGCTTAGGTGGAATTGCTTTACCTGCTGCTTTAGGAGCTTCCTTTTTTGATGGGATTTTACCAGCCATGTTTGTTACCTTAGTAATAAATTTATTTTACAACATTATTCTTCTAATTGCATACGCGCCCACACACTCATTGCTGCTTCTTTCAATGGATTTTCAATAGGATCATCTTTAAAAATAAATGCTAACTCACGAATAGCGCGATCTGCCCCAGCCATAAGCAAACCTTTACGATCTTTATTAGCTGTATATTGTTCTACTTGATGGATGGTGCTACGTAATTCTTTTTCCATTGACGCAATACGTGCTACACCACTATCACGTTTTACCCCATAGCTTTCTATGTCATCTCTAAGAAGACGTATGTCTTCTTTCATATGATTAATTTCATCTAATAGCACACGTCGATGATCAGGCTTAGGATATTTAAGCTTAATCCAATCTTCACATGAAGTAATGCTACTTACATAACCAAGGAATCTTGCATAAAGAAAACATTCTATAACAGAATAGTTCTCTGCACAAAACGAAATAAATGATTCATAGGTTCCAGGGTCTAACCCATCTGCCCAGGCATCAAATACTTCAATATTTGTAAGCTCTTTGGGCCTGTCGATTATCTCGTTCTTCGTCGCTTTGACTAAATTCTTGCCTTTGCTGGGTACTAGCACGTTCTTCTTCTGCTTGTTTCCCTATTGTAGTGCGTCCTTCTCTACCTGTATCTTCTAGTTTCTTTTTAGAAAATTCGTAGGCTACCCCAGCAGCTTGACGATATTTGTCAAACAATTCATCATCAAAAGTTGTACTGGGATCAGCCATGTTCTTAGTTAGAAATTAGACATCATTTGAGCAAGACCTTGAGCATACGTATTTTTACGTGTGTCAAGTGCAGCAGAACCTGCTTGCTTTATTTTAGATGCTTCTAGTTTACCAAGAAGAGTTTCAAATTGATTTAGATCTGCTTTAGGTTGAAAATAACCTTGGCTTGATTGCTTCCGAAGCTCGTTAAAAGTAGCTTCATCAATTTTACCTTCTTGTTTTGCTTTAAGAAGCTCAGCATCACGATCTGAATACTCAGTGTAATTTTTCATAACTAATTTCAATCACTTCTGTATTATAGCAGTTTAATTTAAATTCTTATACAGAAGTTTTACGTGCCGCTAATTTTTTTAATAGCTCTTTAAATTTAGTAGCGTCAAATGTAGATGATGTAGAATCACTATCACTTGGATTTACTGGTTGTGGCAAAGAAGGTTTCATTATAAAAATTAAAAATTAAATGCCCCAAGGAGCCCTTCAAATAATGCACTTTCGCCTCTTTGTCTTAAAAGCCTAGATTCACTATCTGTTTGTAATCTAAGTTGTTCTTTTGCAATATTACCACGTTGCTCACCTGTTTTTAATTCACGATCTGTTTGTAATCCACTTAATTCTTTCTCAAAAAGGCCGCGTTGCTCACCTGTTTTTAATTCACGATCTGTTTGTAATCCACTTAATTCTTTATCAAAGGCACCTCGTTGCGCACCTAATCTATAACTCCCCTCAATCTGTTGTGCACCTACTTGAAGTTCACGATCTGTTGCCATTTTACTTAATAAAGTATCAAAATCACCTCGTTGTTGCCCTAGTTTTAAATTTTCTGCTCCTTGTAAAACAATTCTCTGGTTAGCAAAATCACCTGCCTGTTCACCTAATCGATAATCAACATCACCTTGTAAACCAATTCTCTGGTTAGCAAAATCACCTGCCTGTTTACCTGTTGCTAAAGCAACCTCACCTTGTGCTTTAATTCTTTCTTTATCTAAGGAGGCGTCTAAAGTTTTTAATCCTGAAGTCTTGCTGAATGCGTCATTATTAGCATCTTGTGAACGTATATCATCTATTAATGTTACACTTCCTGAAGTTGTTTTTCCAGTGTAAGGAGACGTATAAGAATAGACCCCCTTATCTCCTGGTCCCAAACGAGCTTCATATCCTAACTCTGTGGGACTTCTTAATTTACTTTTATATTCTGGATATGATTGTATATCTTTTTCTAAATCTGTTGTTGTAAAACCTTTATCTAATAATCCAGCAAAATAATCTGTGTCTTTACTTTCGGGTTCACGTCCTAATAAATCACGAAATGTTGTATTAGCAATTATTTTATTTTTATCTGTGGTTGCTGCTCTTCCGGTCTCAGTAAGTTTTGCTCTTTCTTCTGGTGTAGCAGTTAAACCACTTTTTGCAAGCAGATCTTCAAATTGTTGACTAGCATCTGTTGTTGTACTTTTTCCAGATTGAATATCTTTTATTAAATTATCTAATGATGATGGACGATTAGCTGTTGTCTCATCTAATATTACTTTCTTTCTATCATCTAAAACTTTTTGTGCAGCATCTGCTGCGTCTTGTATTCTTTGTTTATCTTCTGCTGCTATTCTGTTTTGCTCCACAATCCTGTCATTATCAGCAGCCATTTGAATTGCTGCATAATAGTATTCAGCTGCTTTTGACATTACTATCTCCTATGAACTGTAAGGGTTAACTTTTCTATATGGTGCAAAAGCTTCGGCATATTTACCAGCAGTTTGCAGGTCCATATTTTTTCTAAATGCTTCATCCCTTAATCCTCTAGGAATGGCAGTTGTAGCATATTCATCAGCAAGCCGTTGTTCTTTTCTTCCTAAAGCAAATTCTTGAGGTTTAAACGTACTAAGATCATATTCTTTAGCTTTTATATCTGTACCAAGGGCTATCATTGGTTCTAATAAGGAACTAAATTTTGCACCATACATATTATCGCTACGTGTATATGCATCAGCTACATTTTGAGCAGATAGCCCTACGTATTGACCTATTTGTCTTTTGTCTGCTGCATATTGTGATGCTTTCTGTGCACTTCTTCCTGCAGCAGCAGTACCCATCCCTTGCGCAACACCACCAACTATTGATCCAACAGCACCAAGGGCTGCACCCCAAGGAAATACCATACTACCACTAGCTCCTGCTGTAGAAAATGTATCAGAACCAATACCTGTGAAACCATTCTCATTCGAGAAATCAATTCCACCTAAAAGACTAGGAAAAGGACTTGATCCAGCCATTTTATTTATGGTCCTTCATTTTATATTATACTCTATGTATTAAAATAAGATCTGCGTGTAGATGAACCATAATTACGAGGAAGAGCATTTTGCCGTGGGCCAGCACTAGTGTAACCCTCTTGATAAGCAACAGCACCCCTCTCAGGAGTTTGCGATAGGTAAGCAACCATCTCTGGACTTCCGCCACCAAATAATGTTTTAAGCCCTCCGGCTAATGCACCAATTCCTTGCCCCATCAATTCTTGATTATATTTTCTGCTAGCTACTCCCTCTGCTATCTCAGCTTGTGTTTTCATAAAGTCTTTGATTCCTTCAATATTAAAATCCTTTTTTTTAAAAAGATTTGCCATATCTCTACCCTGTAGTGCTTGAAGGTTGTATTGCCGTATGTATGCTTGGTCCTCTGGTGTTGCTTTTAGATAGTCAG